TATCTGTAAATAATTACTACCTTCTAAAGTTTCTACATCTATATTTTTATTACCATTACCAGTAAAGTCTAACTCACTTTGTAATTTTACTACACCAGTAAAAATTGAATTAGTTGCAGGTACTTTTAATATATTGCTTGAATTACCAACCTCAACTTGATTACTCGTGTTCATTTTTAGCATATTTTTTACAGTGCCACCAGTTTCTCTACCTGCAAATGCAGTATTATTATTATTTAATAAAATAGATTTATTCCAATACAACATACCAGAAGTAGGTATGAATCCAGCATTAGCACCAAGAGAACTATGATACCATACATATTGGTCTGCACTACTTACACCAGTATAAACACTAATATTATCGTTTTGATGTCTTACTTGTGCGTTTGCATCTCCAGTAGTTTGCAGATGAATTAATGCAGAACTACTATCTAAAATGTGTAATTTTTGTGCAGGTGAACCAGTTCCTATTCCGACATTAGCAGTTGCACCGTCAATCCTTAAAGCGTCTGTTTGAGTGTTCGTAGAAGATGGTTTTACTAAGAATTGTATATCTCCATCTGCTTTATTTTGAATTATTTTAAATGTATTAGTATTATCTGCTTGAAGTGCACTATAAGAAGTTAAATATCCATAAAAAGCTAATTGTCTATTACCATTACTACTATATAACTGAACACCAGTATTAGCATCATCGGTTGACTTCCACCTTAAATTACCACCTAATATTTCTAACCTTGCACTCGGTGTTGTCGTGCCAATCCCAACAAGTCCACCATATGGTTGTAAATGTATTTCCCCATTATTATTACCATTCCAAGTTTGCCATTGATATTCACCAGTAGCTATTCTTCTTATGTAGGATAAATCATTTGCATTTGCACCAATGTTCAATCCTGCACCCTGCAAACTTAGTCTTGGTGTTCCACCAGTTGTATAAGCTGTACTACCACCTATTGTTAAAGGTGCAGATGCAGATTTGAAATAAGAAGTACCATTTGCACTTAATCTTATTTCTCCACCTATATCTACTTTTGTAGTATTAAAGTTGCTACCATCTGCAGATATTCTTACTTCTGCTCCACCAGTACCATTTACTTTAAATAATAAATCACTTCCACTATCTTCCTGAAACTCCCAATCATAAGAAGCAGAAGTGTTATTTATTTTTAATTGTCTATTAATTAATTCTAAAAATGTATTATTAAAAATAAGATTACTTTCAGAAGTTATACCACCAGAACCATCATCAGTAAGTACTTGATTGTTAGAGCCAGATGTAGATGCACCACCAATAGGTGTTAAAGCATTAGCTGCAGTAGAACCATTACCAACATATAGTTGGTTAGTATCACTTTTGTAAATTAACTCACCAGCTTCTGGAGCTGTAGTTATATTAGAGAGGTTAGTACCTCTTTTTACTTTAAACTTATTTGACATTTATCTCCTAAAATACGCCACAATCAAATGTGCTATTTGCAAATCCACCTGAAGCTGTAATTGCTTGAGATGCAGTAAATGTACCAGTAACTTCTGTGTTTTTATTTAATGCCCATTTAGTTCCTGTGTGTAAATATTTAATACTAGCAACATTACTACCAACTATAATACCAGCTCCATCTGCATTAGAAGAAGAACTAACTCCATTTGCAATAACAATGTCTTTATCAACTACTGTTAATGTTTGAGAATCTATTTGTGTTGTAGTTCCATCTACTTCTAAATTACCATGAATTTTGACTTTATTACCAGTTGATAATATTGTCATAGCAGTTTGTGTTGAACCATCTTTTGTTTTAAATACAATGTTACCATCTGCAACACTTGTTGAATCAAAAGTATTTTCTATAACTATGCTATTACTTGGACCTGCACCATCTCCAGTCACACCATTTTGAATTGTCAAATCTCCAGTACTAGAATTTTTTTCAATCTTATCTGAACTAGATGAATTTGCTTCAAAAGCAATAGTTGATAAATTACTGTTTTCACCAATAATTAAATCAGTTAATATTTTTGTATTACCATTAATATCAATTCTATTATTACCACTTACATCAGCAATCATACCAGTTCTTACTTCACCAGTAGCTTTAATATTACTGACTATAACTGGGTCTACTGCTGTTAAATCAATAGCTGATTCAATAACTAAACTTCTTATTTTTGTTTCATCTGCACTAGCATCTACAAATATTTGTCTATTGCTATCACTAAATACACTAAAATCTATATTTTCAGATGAAGCGTTAAATATTATTGTACCTGGGTCTGTAGGATGATTTGTAAAATCAAGCATTCGTTGAGCACCTGAAGTAAATCGTAATCCTCCGTGTCCAGCTGTATTTGTAGTATTAGTACTTGATATTCTATCATTTGTTAGCGCTGAAGTTCCTGATGCTACTGGATTAAATCTTACATCATTACCAGTATGCATTGTAATACCAGTTGCTACTGCATCGTATATTACTTCGTTGTTTACAACATTTTTAATTATGTTGTTAGTACCAAAATCTATTCTATTAGCATTATTTCTACCTATTTTTAATGCTGTATTAAGTATACTTGTTACAGTTGTTAAAGCTGCATCTAAATCTAATGTTACACTATTATCAGTTGCTCCACTAGCTGTTGTTGCTGTTAAACCATTACCATCTACTAAGTCAGATAGTAAAGGCAAGTGTGTTGTTACCGCACCAGCATCTGCTAAAGCAGTACTTGCATAGTCTTGTGTTACTCTTCCTATAAATAGTTTGCTATTAGCGTTATGAAAACCTAATTCACCATAAACCAATCCAGATGGCAAAGTAGATGCATCATAATCTGCAGGACTATTTCTTTTTATTTTAATTTTATTTGACATGTTTTTCTCCTATATGAATGTTCCGCCACTTATTTCATCTACATCAATCCATTTAGAACTAGCGCTATCGTATTGTAGTAATGCACAATTGTTAGGGTCTGTAATATTTGTATCATTCATTTCAGAAAGAGTATCTTCTCCTGAAACTGTATTGTCTACATAAGTTTTAGTTGCTATAGTATTATCTACAGCTACACTAACTTGATTACCTGAACCCGTAGTATTTATACCAGTGCCACCTGCAATAGTTAAAGATTCGCTATCTAAATCTATATTTAATGCACCCCCTGTATCTGCTTGAAAATCTAAATCTTGTGCTGTTATTGATGCATTAATATTTGATTCTACTCCATCAATATAAGTTTTTACTGCCTTAGCACTAGGCAATGTTGTATCAGTACTAGCTACAGAACTTAAATCTGAATCTAATACTCCTGACTTTAAATTATCTACTTCTAAATTAGAAATAGTATTATTATCAGCGTCAATTGTTTTATTAGAAAGTGTTTGTGATGCATTAGCTGTTGCAGTATCATTTAATGCATCTCTTACATTAGTTGCAGTACTATTATCTAAACTTACAGGTATTTGACTAGCATCAATACTAAAACTATCTTGAACTTTACTAGTTCTTTGTATACCTACAGTTTTTGTAACAGTATTATTTTGTAAAGAAGTTTTTACTTCTGGATTTGTAACTACTTTTGCTGTTATACCCATTATGCTACCGATGCTGTAAATGTATGTGTTAGTTTAGTTGCACCTTTAGAAATTGTTACATCTCCTTGTATGTGCCTTACCCAAGCATCTGCTGCTTGGTCATCTTTTTCTACTAAATCCCAATAACCTTCAAAATTATCGTCAAAGTATTGTATAGCTTCAGCTGGTAATGTAAGAGTTATTGTTCCAGCACTTCTATCAGCTACTACATCAAAGTGTACTTCATTTTGACTTCCTGATGCCCAAACATCATTAGAAGCTGCTGTACCATCAGTGCCTTGACTTTTACCTGGTCCAGTAAATGAGCTATGATTGTAATCTTTTACAATTACAGCTGCATACTTCATATTAGAAGTCATTGTGTGTGTACTATCTAATGTTATTATATTAGTAAAATCTGCATTTTGTTGTAGCTCTATATCTTGATATTGATTTAATGAAATCATATTTTACTCCTAATATAAAAATACTACACTATTACTACTTGATTTAGACGCTGCTATTTTATAAGTGTGTCCTTTTAGTAAGTGAAAAACTACATCTTCATTGTTTACTGTAAGTGTAACATCTGCTGATGTGCCTTTCATGTGTACTGCTCTACATGTATCCATATCGTTTGTAGTAGCAACAACTGCCTTTATAAAAGGTGCTGCACTTTCTTGCATTGTATAATCATTTATACCTTTTGGGTTAGCCATATTATTCTCCTATTATTTAACTGCAAAAGCTTTTATTGGACTTGCCATAAATACTTTGTTTTTATTACTTTCATTATCAGAAACTTTTTTATAAAATTCTCTCATATAATATTCTTTTAGTTGCATATTACCAGCTCTTTCAGCTAGTTGTGCTTTAACATAACATACAACTGCAAGAGATAAAACTCTATTTAAATTAACGTGCGATGATTCATCAGGACTAGTATCTTCTGTTAAAGATGAAGTTGTTTCTGGGTCTTCTACAACAAAAGGTTCAATTATTTTTGTAAATTCAATACGTAATCCATTTGTAATATTTTCATCTGGATATGTTATATCATCTTCTTTTCCACCGCTTACTCTACCTTGATTATCTATAATTCTACCAGCACTACGAACTATTTTATAAATTCTTATTTTTTTACCACTAAATATGTATGCGTATGTTCTATCTGTATCGTAACTCATGGGTTTGTATCCTCAGTTATAAGTGGGTCGTGTCTTAATCTACGTATACCTTTATATTTGTTATCGTCTTCTGTGTCTAATATACTTACAGTTTTTAATGAAACCATACCTGGTGGTAAAGGATAGTCTCTTGTATTTTCTACAATATTTTGTTTATTTACCGCAGTATCTAACTCATTATTAGACTGTATTTCTAATATTGCATCTTTAATAAATGCAATTACTAAATTAGTATCACGTGAGTTTGCTCTTTCCATTATTTCTAAAACTTTCATTATGTAGTCATTCCTTGTTCTTTACGTTGTGATTGTTGTTGTTGTTCAGGAACTGCGAGTGCTCCAGTTATAGAGCGTAACTCAGCTACTGCTCTTTGATAAAATGCTACTGCTTGTTGTAGTCTTTGATTTGCTAATGTAAGATTACCTTGAGATACTTGAATAACTGCGTTAGCCATTTCTGGGTCTTCATCTTCTAGCCAATGTATTGCACTTAAGCTTGTTTTACTAGATGCATCAAAACTATTATATCCACCTTCTAATATCTTTTCAGCATCAGAAGTACTAGATAATCTAAGCATATCTAATGAAGCTGCGTAATGTAGTGCTACGTTTTCATATTCTGATAAAACCCAGTTTTCACTATTTTCATCAATTATTGGGGGAGCTGAATAAACAATTACTCCTTTATCTCCATTATTTGGTGTAATGGTAGTCGTTGAGCCTTCCCCCACTTTAGTATAAACTAAATTAGAACTTGTATTATTAAAATCAGGGTCTGGTTTAATATATATTTTACCACTTAGTTTATAAAATACTGGAAACATTTTAGTAGGAAATGATAAACTATTATTTTCATCAGTAGAATGTATAAACTTATCTGATATTTCTCTAGCTATTCTACGCTTAGTTCCGTCAAATCTATATACTGCTAGTATTTTATCAAAAGCTACTTCTGAACCATTACCAATAACATTAGTATCTGTATCGTTGACACTTTGTCTTCCGTATATTTCAGTTTCAGTAGCAATAGTCCATAACCATTTTTCAGGTAATGATGACATAATAAATTTACTACCAGCATTTATATACTCTACTAAGAATCTAGCTTTAGAGCTATTTCCAGTAATATTATTAACTTTTTCCCATAATTTCATAATTTTTTCCTACCGCAGATGAATCCCTCAAGGGAGAAAGGAGGTAAAGAACCTCAAGGGACCATCTACAATTTAGCTATTATTTCCAAATAGCGTGTGATTCTGGCATCATGTATTCAAAACCAGCTTCTGTTAATATGATGTCTACTCTCTTGTCAACACCTGTGTTTTCAAGATTTTGGACTCCTACGTATACCGCAGTATCTCTATTAACTCCATTACCAACTAGTGGTCTGTAAGCTACGTTGTTCATATTTAATGCTAGAATCTTGACATCAGTACTATCTAAAGCAACACATCTTGCGATGTTCATGCTACCATAAACAGTAGAGATTTCAGTTACATCTAGTCCCATTACTTTCTTTCTACCTGTAACGGCTAGGTCTGCTCGGAATTGTCCATCAATTCCAATGTTGTTCTTAAAGAACCCACCAATTTTGTGGAACCAAGTATAAACCGCAGTACTACACATGTAAACTGTAGCTTTGTCTTGATTATATCTAGGGTCACAATATTGAGACATATCTTGCAAGAAATCATCAATTGTCTTATTTGCAAGTGTTAAATCAAATATGTTTCCAAAGTTAAGAACATAGTCAATAGCACCTTGAGTGTGTTGTACACCATCTAGGTCTGCTTGTGTACTAAATAAACCAGCGTGTTCAATTTCCCACTTGTGTTCAATTAGTTTTTCTTTCCATGTTCTTGCCCATTCATTTGGTTCGTATTTAAGAGCAGTTGCTCTAGCTGTATTTGTCATACCAAACTCAGTTCTAAAAATCTGTGTTTGTCCAAATCCACTAGAGTATGGGTTATCTTTATAACTTTCTCCGCTTAATCCAGAACCTTCTCCGTAGGAAGTACCTACAACATAAGTTCTTTTAGCTTCTAAAGCTTCAGCAACATCTAAGTTGTATACTTCTAAAACTGGTTTATTGCCAGAAAAACTAGCTAATTCTGCAGCTCCTGAAGTTCTAAGGACTTTACCAACTACTTTTTTCATTTCACCAGTAGCGTCTCCACCCATTGAGTTTGCTGAAAGGTCGATTGCTGTTTGTGCGCTAACAGAAACAACTTTAACAAGTAAGTAGTCTGAAACTGCTCCACCACCACTTACTGAAGACATAGGAACTTTAAGGATTTGATTTTTCATAATCCACTCAGGTGCTGTACCTGAATCTCCTACTTTAATTTGTCCGTTAGATTGACCTTTAATATTTTGAATATTACCAACACTGAAGTAGTCAGTAGCCATAATTAATTCTACTGTTGCTCCTGCTGATAAAGCTCCGTTTGAATTACTTTTTAATGTAGCATCATCAAGTTTGTCTGCTGAGCCATTATCAAATCCAACTACGTATGCATATCTTTTGTGAAAAGAATGTCTCTTTTCGGTAAACTTAAACTGGGGGTCATCAGTTGGTTTCTTAGCCAATGAAGAAACTAGTCTGAAAAATGGAGTTTGGTCAATTGCCAATTCTCCGAATCTATCAGAAAAGTCGTATCGTCTACGTAAATCTCCAGTCTCTAGTGAAGGACCATTTGATGCCGCAAAACCCTTGCTTAAGCCTGTACTTGTAGCTAATGCTAAAGGACTAGCACTAGGATATGAAGTATCTGCCATGTTATTACCCTCCTTGGGGTTGTTGAGTTATATTATTACATCAATTTGTTTAACTCAGTTCCTTCGGATAGCAATTTGTCAAAGACGGCATCGTCTATTGATTTTTCTTCTCTTTGTGTATTCCCACTCGATGCTACACTAGTTGGCATTTGTCTAACATTTTTCATTTGTTGTATTACTTCGTTTCTAGTGTTATTAGCGACTTCGTTGTCTCTATTATCTCTATTTTTCAAATAATAAACATCTTCTAAAGTTAGTTTGTGAGACTTTGCATATTTCATTAAATCATTATAGTCTTCGTCTGAAACATTATGTTTGCTTTTAAAAGCTGTTTCTTCTGAAGCTCTACGTGATTGTTCAGATTGTTTTCTTGCAAAATCACCAAGCCTTCTTTGTACAACTCCATCTACTGTTGCATTAAACAACTTTGCAGATTGTGAGTCAGGGTTTGACAAAGCGTCGTCATAATCAAATACGAAATCTTCATCTAAGCCAAGTTGCTCTTTTACGCTCTTAGGAGCTGAGCCACCACCCTCAAAATAACCTCTAACGTGAGAGATTAAATTAGGGTCCTCTTTCATTGCATTGAGTAAAGGCATATATGGTTCTAAGTCTTGCAATTGATTGTTAAGTCTTTTTGCTTCTCTTGACGAATCACTATATCGCTTTTCCCAATCTACTGAAACTTGTTCAGTATTTTGCTCTGCAACAGGGTCCTGAATTGGAGTTGTCTGTTCTACTTGAGCTTCTACATTTGGCTGTTCTACCACTTCACCCATAACTTGTCTATCAAGCTGAGAAAAAAAATCTTCAGCCACAGTATTGTTCTCAGTAGGGGTTACATCATTAGATTCTGCACGTTCTGCATCATCTATAAGTAAGTTATCCTTGTTATTGTCCATACTGTATTTCTCCTTCTAATTTACTGTACGTTTTTTTCATTATCAACATTTTCTTGTTGAATTTTTTCTTTGTCTTGCATTCTACTTCTTATTAGTTTTTGAGCTGCAACACTTTTATTTAATTCTTTATCTAATGTTTTAGAACTTTCATTAAGTTTATCTTTAATACCAGCTTGTACTAATTGTCTTTCTAATGTTTCTATTGTTCCTTTTTGATTTTTAATAGCACTTTCTGCGTTAGCTAGTTGTTGTTGCATTTGTGCATACATACTTTTACGTTGTAATAATTGTTTTTTATTACGTATGTCAGTTTGTTCTAACATTGCTACATCATCAATTAATCCAGCTTGGAACCATTTAAAGTATTCTTCTTGTAATGCCCATCTATTTAATGGTTGTGTTGAACCAGCAATAATTCTAACATCAAATTTAGCTGAAGCGTAATCATTAAATCTATCTACTACTTTTCCAAAATCATTGTAAATAGGAATATTAATAGTTACTTCTTGTACTTCACCTTGAGTTTGTCCAGCATCAGGTTGTACTATTCTTAATATTTTTTGTGTTGTATAAGTAAATTGTGCAAATTGAACAAATATTTTTCCTAAATGTTCTAAAGCTGGTTCTACAATATTGTTTACAAATTGTCTAATTCTTCTTGTACCATATTCATCCATAGCTAGTAATCCACGATATGTTTCAGTACTTGGTCTACCGATACCTTGCATACTAGATGATATACCACTTATATATTCTATATCTTGTTTACCTTGTTGTGTTGTAGTATAAAAAGCATTATTTATTGGTAAAGGTTGTATAGCGTTTGGAGGTTGAAATCCTTGTCTATATTTTAACATAGCTCCTGGGCTACTTGAATATTTTTCCCATTCTTCTTCGTCTATACTACCTTCAGTATATAACCATCTTAAATTTGATGCTAAATTTGCATTATGTAACATTATTTGGTGAGACTTATTTATTTCTCTTTGTTTACCAATCATAGGTATTACTGCACTTACAGCGTAAGGAGTATTTGTATGTTGATATGGAATAGGAACAATAGGGTAATCTTCTATTGGTAATATTCTTTCATATAAATACATATCACCAGCTGATGCACAAACTTTTATTTGTGTTTTAAAAAATGGAACATTTTCTACTACTTGTTGTCTAAAAGATGGGTCTTTTACAAGATTTTCATATTGAGTTTTAGACATTACTATTTGTTTAGTTCTAGTTTGAGACCTTATTAATTCTGCTTCCATTAATGCTTGTTGTTCTTCTATTCTTGATTGCATTTGTTCAAATAGTTTTTGAGATTCTATTTCAGCTCTTTCTTCTAACATTTCTCCTTTTTGTACTAGCATTTGTAATTCTTGTTCTTTTTCTTTTAGAACTACTTCCATTTCTTCTTGCATATTTAAAATATCTTTTTGCGTAGCTTCTTTAATTTTTTGAAGTTCTCTTTCTGTTGGAGGTTTTCTTAACCAAACGTTTACATGTGGTATTTTTTCTTTTGTATATACTTCATAAAAATCTAGTATATCATCTTGTTCACCTTCTAGTGTATATGCTTCATTCTCTAAATCTCCAGGTTGTATACTGTCTGATTCATGAATATCTCTTTTAGAATATTGTTTACTTTCAGTATTTCCTGAAGCACGTACAATTTTACGTCTCATATCAGGAAACATTTGTATTAATGAAGTTTTAGAAATATTTTTTTGTACAACAATAAAGTTAGCATCACGAAATAAAAAATCTCTACTCATTGGGTCTACATATACATCATAAGGGTCTATAGATTTATATATTACTTCTCCCATACCATTATCGGCATCAGGGTCTATTTCTATTTTAAAAAATCCTAAACCTTTAACTAGAGAATCTTGTATTACTTCAGAAAATAAACTTTTACCACTTGATAAATGCCAGGAATGTTCTGCTACCATACTATGTATATGTGCTATATCTGAATCGCTACCATCTGCTCCTACTGCTTGCCATTTTGGATTGTTTGCAGTAATAAAAAATTTCATTATATCTACTGCTGGTGTAATACGATTTATAATAAAATCTGGCATACCACCTTCTTTTAAGTCTTCTTTTTCTTGTGCTGACAATTGGTCGTTTAAATAGAAATCCATACTTTTTTGTGAATCACTAAACCATTTTTTTCTATAATAATTGTTGGCTTTTTTAAATAGTTCTCTATTTATTTCTGCTTTACTTTTACGTGCCATATTAATCCCTTATTTCAAAATGTGGTAAATCATCAAAGTTATTGTCTTTTAATTCTGTGTCTCTATCCCAATCTCCACCCCAACGAATAGTCAAACCCATTGAAGCGGCAACACCCATTACAAATCCAGCAAAGTATGTAAATCTTTCTCTATCGTCCCAATCAATTGGATAAGGTGCAACATCTACTGCTAAAGAAGGATATTGGTTATGTCTACCTTTTGGATATTTTAATTTACTAAAACCTTTTTCAAATAATTCATTTTGTTCTTCTTTACTTCTATGTCCTTGAAGTACTGAACAGTCAAAATCTTCTACTACTTTTTCGAATAATTCTATTAGTCTAGGGTCGCAGGTATTTAATTCAGCTTGTGATTTTTTTCCAAATTTTGGCATTATTGTCTCTTTAAAAATTCAAAAATATCTACGTCTTTTAAAATTTGTTTATTTGTTCTAGCGTCTGGAAATGCTTTTCCGTATTCATCATCAGTTAATAAGTTTGGATTTTTGACAGCTTTATCAAATAAATTAGCATCTCCTTGTTCTAATAACTGAAAAGGTTTTTCACTCATATTTACAACATCAGTATCGTTGTATAATTTTATTGTATCATCATCAAAATTATTTTTTATATATAAACCATATTCATAATTAGCTTTTTTTGTTTTTCTATCAAACACACCATCAACTTCTATATTAAATCCTAACTCTTTTAATCTTTCTTGTAAAACTTTTACATCATCAGGATTATCATATAAAGTATCTACTTTTTTCATTGCTTCTTGCATTTTAATCTCCTATGCTACTATCCAGCTTTTTGCTTTTCTTTTTGGTTTATACCATTTTGGTTTACTTTCTGAATTATTTTTTGCATAATTCGGTGGAAAAGCGTGTAAATTTGCATAATAAAGTGCTTCAATTGTATCATCATGAGCCATTCTTGGTCCAAAAGTTACAATTTCATTAACTAAATCAAACATATTTTCCCTTAAATATAAAGAACCTACAGAAAAAATACCAGATAAACCTGAATAAATTCTGTTTCTTTTTTGCTGTCCACCTGGTTTTTCGGGTATTACAGCTATATCGTAACGATTAATTCTTCTTCTTTCGTCGTTAAGTGCTTGTAAAATACTACGATTCATAGCAACATCTTCTACTGTAGCTTGTTTACAATTATATTTTTTATATAGTTCTATAATGTAATCTACTACACCTTTTTTATCTATAATGTTTCCGTCAATATCTTTTGCTCCTAATGTAGGAATGCTACGATGTCTTTCGTATTCTAAAACATAACGATTGTTATTACAATCAACACCTATTACCATTATGACACTAAAGTCTGCATTTTTTGTATTAATGTCTGTTGCTGGGTCACAACCTATAAAAGTATTAACAGGGGTTTTTACTCCGTCTATATTTATATATCCTTGACTATCACCTTCATCATATTCATAATAACCCTCCCAATATTTTACATGTTTTCTATTCCATACTGAGTCTTCCTCAGATTGTACTTCCATCATGTACTCTTGATAAAATTTACTAGGTGTTCCACTATCTTGATAAAACTTTTTCTTTTCTTCTAATTTAGATAATGGAAACCAACTATCCCATAAAGATGTACCATCTGGTTGTATTGCTTTATAAGTAATTACTCTCCATGCAAAATCGTCTTTGCCTTTTTTACTGCGCTCGTAATTAATGATGAGATTATTGATAAAGCTATCATAGTGCACAGGAGTACCATTAACCCTAAGCCTACCAGTATGAGGCTCGATAGCAGGATAAACAACAGCAGTAACCAAGTTAGAGTTCTTAGCACGTGCTTCAGCTGTGATTGTATTGGCTTCGTGTTCGAAGTCGTCGAGAATAATAAGGTCGTATCTTTTATGTAATTTAGCGCCCCCTCTAATACCTGCCACATTCGATTTACTAATGAGTTTACATCCATTTGTTAACTCCACATCTTCTTCTGTCCATTTTTTTCCTTTCAAACTACCAAAATAGTATTTTATTTTTTCATTATATTCAAAGTGGTACTTAATATAATCCATATTACCAGTACTTAATTTTTGTGTTGCTGATACCCAAGCATAAAACAACATATCGTCTTTTGGGCAAAAACAAAAATCTTTAATAATAGAACATTTTGTTAATACAGTTTTTCCATGTCCTCTAGGTAAAATAACAGCTAATTGTTTTACACTATTATCATCAATTGCATCAGCCATTTCGTAATGGAATGGAGGTGTTTCACTCCTCATGAAATCATCAGGAAGAAAAAGTTTACCAAAAGCTATTAAGTCTTTACTTGCTAGTTTTAGTGCTTTTTCTGCTTTGCTTACGTTGTTCTTGTTTATGTTCATCTTTCATAAACTTTACGAATTTATCTTTATCTTTTTTCATAACAATATATTTATCTAAAATATTATCTATCATTATGATGTGTTGTTGAAGTTGCATAAGATGTAGTTCAATGCCCTTTATAGCACGAACCATATCACCTTTAGTTACCCCTTTTCTTTGTATCGGCATAATCTCCTACCATTTAACTTTATTAGCCCAATAAGCTGCTGACATCTTACCTTTTTTTATATTTTTTCTATGTCTAGCTTTAAACGATTTAGCTCTTTTAGTCATCGTTCTATCACCAGTTTTTCCTTGTTGACCAAATCTAATAGTTTTAATTTTACTACCTTCTTTTGCTACAACAATGTGTGATTTTGTTTTGTGACTAGGAGTTCGTTTAGGTTTATTATAACCTGATACACCAGCTCTTTTGAGTCTTGGGTCTTTTTTCTTAGCCATTACCCTTGTCCTATATTGCGTTTTTTATAATATTTATTACTAAGCTTATTTCCATACTTAGTTCTATGACTTTGACCTTGACGAGTTTTTTTCTTACCATTGGTATGTCTTTTAACTTGTGGTCTTAAACCTCTCACTTCTTCTTACGTCTTTTTTTTGCAGTTTTAGCGGCTCTTTTAAAATTAGCTTTTGTAGGAGCGCCTTTTGTACCAGGCTTACGCATTTTTTCTCCAGAACCTGCTTTTATACGTTTACGTTTAGCATGTATATTAGCATATAAACCACGTTTAGCTTTTTTTCTAGGCATTATTTTTTCCTTCTTTTAGTAGTAGTTTTCTTTTTTTTCTTTTTCATAATTGCTTTTTGTATAAACTTTGGCAATTTTTTTTGTTTTTTAGTTAAAGCCATTATTTACCTCCATGAGTTTTAATAACTTTTACGGGCATACTTAAAGAAGCTCCTTTATGTTTTTTAAAAGGTTTAGGTCCGTGTTTCATTAAAACATATTCTTTGCCTTTTTTCATAAAATGATAACCTTTAGGTGCTTTTACTCTCATTAATATCCTCCGTAACTTTTCGTACGTTTTTTTGTTTTTTTTCTAGTAACTTTTTTTCTAGTACTTTTTTTTGCTTTTACTACACGTTTTTTCATTTTGTGTGCCATTCTAATTCTCCCAGCAATTTATTTTATCTTTAGTAAATTCCATTGTTATCCACCCAGTTCTTTGTATTCCGTAGAAAGAATATCGTGCATAATCTGCGTAGCGTAAAAATGAACCTCCTCTAATATACCACTTTCTTTTTAAAGTTTCCATACCTTCTTCATCAATTGTTAAAGAATCCATAGGTTTGCAATATAGTTGGTGATTATGTCCAAGGAAAAATACATCTCCATCACTATACACAGATGCCATTTGATTTAATTCATTATCTCCGTTTTTTGCACCGCTTTTACCATGACCGCTTACCATATACCAATCTTTTCCTTGTATTGTAATTTTAGAATATCCTGGTAATCTATAGTAAGGTACAGCCATTTCATTAGCTAAAGTTTTGCAAATATCAAAATCTAATATATTAAAACTTCTTAAATAATCATGATTACCTCCACGAATAAATAAACATTTATCAGCTATTGGTTGTACTAGTTTTAAAAATGCTAAGTACTGTTGTTCAGGTGTCATAGATTGTCCACGTTGATTTATGTTATAATTAGGCGGTATAAGTTCTATCATATCACCATTACCAAACCATCTTGCATTTGGGTCTTCGTAAATTATTTTTATTGCTTCTTGAAACTTTTTCAAATCAAATTCGTTAGCACCTACGTGTACATCCGTTAATCCGTGTACTCTAAGTTTTTCATCGCTATCAACAGCAAATACTTTACCTGGTTCTATTTCAAGTTTGTCGTATTCTTTTACATCGCTAGGTATAGGTATAGAAAACCATTTACCACAAGACTTACAACTAAATTGCTGTTTTATAGTTTCTTTATTTCTTTTCTTACCTTCTTTTTTGGTAAGCATACTACTACAATGTGGACAAATCATTAGTCCTCCTGTGTTGTTTCTGGTAATACTTTACGTTGAGCACCCTCTATTTCATCAGGACTAAACCCTTGAAATAATCCTACTACACCCGTTTCTACTTTTTTAACTTGGTTGCCTAACGTACCTATAGCTTTACCTAATTCTTTAATAGATTGTAGTGCTATGTTTTGGTCTTCGCTAGTATCAGCTAATTGTTTTAACGAACCTAATATGTATGCGTGGTCAATGCCTAGTTCTTTAGCTACTTCTTTAGAAGTTTTTTCTATTTCACTCATTACTCGCTCCTGTTTTAGTAATATTACTGCTTTTTTACGTGCAGTATTACGATTTTTTTCAGTAAATGCTTTCATATAAGCACTAACAGCATCCTTTCCTACTGCGACGCTAGTCGCAAAAATTTTTTCTTTATTCGTACACTTCGTGCGTTCTTTTATTCTTTTATTTGTATTTTTTATTTTTTGTGAAAAAGTATATCTATTGGGATGTTTGGCAAAATCGGTATCCATTTTTGTTTTTGAACTACTAATAAATGTACCAACAATAGTTCTGACATAACCATTATTACTAGAATAGTTTTTGCTATCCTTCGGATGGTGCAGATTTTCAGAAACCTTTAATAACTGTACTATGCGCCCATCATCGCTAAGTACCCAATCGCCCTCTCGCCCTTTTCTCCAGTCTTTAACAAGAGGGGTCAATGGATATTCTTCTCTAAATTCTTTTTTTGTATTATAAACATAATGACGAACACCTTTGATTACTTTACTTTGAGGCATTCTTTTTTTCTAGTTGTTTATGTAATGATTCAATAAGATGTAAGACTTGTTTAGGTATAAAATATTTTGTTCCATTGATTTCTATAGGTACACTACTAGTTCCCTCGGCGGCATCCATATCGTCTATTTCATTTAAAACGTATTCCTCTTGTTCTATTTCTGATGATAGTATTTTTTCTAGCTTTACTAGTTTTTGTATGTGTTCAAGTATTTTAACTTGTTCTTTATATGGCAATTTGCCTAGCCATTTTATTGCTATACCCATTTTTTTTCCTTGACAAACCATTGTAAAAGAATTATTTTTAGATACCTAGTAGCTACTAAGCAGATAACATAGTAGATAACTAGTTCTATTTCTTTTTCTTTGGTTCTTTCTTTTTCTTTAACTGTAGTGCAGCTTTTTCTTTTTCAGCTAAAATATCTAAGACAGCTTGTTCTAGCATCTTTTGTTCTTGTTCTTGAGCTAATTCAGCTTCTCGTCGAGCTACACCAGTTAAACCAGATTTTTCTAAGTCTTTTGTAGTATACGTCATAATCTAAATTATATACAACCCATGTTATTTCCAAGAAAAAATATAGCATTTTGAAATGGACCTATATACACACACCCTACCCCCCTTCGGTGGGTTTCGATTTTTGTAGTTTACGTTATGAGTGAAATTATATCTCAAGACCTAGTAACTGATGTGCCTAGTGAAGTAAAAGAAATTGTTAGTGACTTAACAAAGAAGTACTTTGCGAATGCTCAGCAGCTTACTAAGATGCAAACCATGGGTGTTAGAACCAGGATTCAACCATGGCAATTGTCAAGTCAGTTCAAAGCAGACATTCAATTAGTTACTCAGGAACTTACTCGTTTCTATTTGACACCTCAGGTTGTTAATGAAACTGAGAAAAGACTGAGCACTCTTGAAAGTAAGCTAGACTCACTGATAGATGCATTGAAGCCGCCTAAATAAGCGGAGGTCCCAAGTTTTAGGGTTGTACTTGGTTAATCAACAGCCCTAACCTATCTAACTCTCTACTCTTTGAAGTTATAGTTACTTAGGTTTTTAGAATTATCTACTATTAATATTAACATATGGCAGTAGATTATGAGTAGAGGGACCATAATAGTCGTATTATCGGAGGAGAGGTAATACCCGCATATATATACACATAATGTGGATAACATGGGGATAAACATAAATCCTCTTTAAAAAGCTTCTGTAACAACTATCACGATGTCGTAGCTTACCGAAAGGTTGAAGCGGTCAATATAGTTGAAATACGG